TGATTTGATATGGTCAAATATTGATTTTGTTATAAAGACATTCGAAACGGATTATTTTGAATTTACCGAATGTGAAAAATTAAATGCTGTATGGAATCCGCCACATAAACATACATATATATATAACAATAACTGTAATGGGGGTGTGGATCAAGATAAAACATGTTCGGCACTTAGTCTTCATGACGCGGATAATCTAAATGAATTAGAATATGCATTAAAAATACCATTGATAAATGAAAAATTTGTAAGAAGATTTAAACGACTATACGATGTATTAAACTCGACCGAAGATGTCATTTTAATAAGACGCGTATTAGATAAAAACTTTACCAATATCAAAAAAGTATATGAAACTACTGAAAAAATAGTATATTTACATACATTATTAACAACTAAATTTACAGCTAATATTAAATTATGTATTGTGGATAATCATGGATTCATTGACAAATCTAACTTAAACGAAAATATAAAAATATTTAATTCATTTGTTAACTTACATTTATATTTAAAGCCATTATATTATAAATCATATATGGAAAAAGTATCGGTTGTAATTCCGTCATACAATCGATTTAAATATTTAATGAACACCCTTCAATCTGTCAAAGAACAAACCCATACTAATCTGGAAATAATCGTAGTAAATGATTGTTCAACAGAAAAAGAGTATTATGAATATGATTGGAATAAAAATAGTGTTCGTATTATTCATTTACCAGAGAATAGTAAAACGAAGTTTGGTTTTGCTTGTCCGGGAGGATATCAGCGTAATTTTGGAATTAAAGAGGCAACTGGAGAATATATTGCGTTTTGTGACGATGATGATACTTGGTTTCCACAAAAATTAGAATTACAACTAAAAGCAATGAAAGAGAATGACTGTAAAATGTCATGTACTGATGGACTATTTGGAAGAGGTGTATATGATGAAACAAAAACATATAAAAAATATAATAAGGAAAATTATTTCGGCATATTAAAAAGTATATATAAAAAAAGAGGTTCTTCTTTAATGGATAATGGTTTTCCAACTATTTGGACTCCAGATTTTTTTAAGGTACATAATTGTGCTATATGTAGCTCGATGATGATAAAAAAGGAGGTAATAGATGTAGTGGGTGATTTTGTAGTTGCCCGAGCTAACGAAGATTATGAATATTGGCGTAGAGCGGTTCAAATAACAAACTGCGTATATGTAGACGAGCCTTGTGTATATTATGACGCGAGTCATGGTGCTGGTCAAAATTATTAAACATGTTTATATTTACATAATAGTACCTGCCATATTCAATGGTTCGATAGCAACACATGGGCGCGGTAAATTACCGAGTGAATAATTAATTTGTTTTCCGCAAAAATCTGGATGGTTTTCAACCATGATAGTTTCAAAATGTTCTGGTACTGGTCGTACACCTGCTATATGACATCTAGGTAAACAATCGGCTCTTTTATTTAAATGAACTAGAATATCCTTTTTATCTGTTATGCTTTTAAAATGCCCCATTAACCAATCTTGATCAGCACCTCGACGAAATGTATTGTGAACTGGTCTACTAGTAACTGATTTAATCTGATCTACGATATTAACCATTTTGTCGGGATATTTCTCAAGTAATATTTTATTACATACACCAAATAATCCACCCATTAAACTACCATGAGCTGGATTATCTAATATCGAATGAATTGCTTTACCTGACTCAATCCATTCATCTACCATTTTTTTTTCTCTGGACGAAGCTCTTGAATCGGCATCTCTTGAAACCCAATAATCAACATCGGTTTCGTTTAAAGGTGTAAATCGCCTGAACATACCTTCAATATCTTCACCTCCTCCAGTACTCAGTTCCGAAAAGGGAATTAACACACAATTTAAATTTTTTAAAATATCCAATACACTTTCGGGTACAGCTTGTTTTCCAGTTGAATAATATACTCTAACTTCCCATCCTAAATATGTAATATTACTGCTAACTACAGCTTCAATAATACCATGACAATACTTTAACTTATTACCAAATAAGCAATATGTTATCACTTTTTTACCCATTTGTATAGTATATAAATTTACTATTTTTTTTGTGTATTTAACTTATTAGAATCGTGAATATTAATATTGGTAATAATTACAAATAAAATTATTAGTGCTACTAAATTATTAATCAACAAAACATAATTAAACATTATTTATTATTATAACTAATAATGCTTAACATACACACAGATATCAAGGATAAATTAAAGACCTTCATCGAACAAAAGAAAATACCCAATTTGATATTACATGGTGTGGCGGGAAGTGGGAAAAAAACAATTTTGTTTGATTTTTTAAAAGAAGTGTATTCGAATAATAAGACCTATTTACAAAATTATGTAATGACGGTAAATTGTGCACATGGAAAAGGGATAAAATTCATTCGCGAAGATTTGAAATTTTTCGCAAGAACAAATATAGACTTACATGATGGCACAATTTTTAAAAGCATCATACTTTTAAATGCAGACAAGCTTACTATCGATGCTCAATCAGCTCTTCGTCGATGTATTGAATTATTTAGCCATTCTACACGTTTTTTTGTAGTGGTTGATGATAAATATAAGTTACTAAGACCAATTTTATCACGATTTTGCGAGATATTTATACCAGAGCCAGATGTAAATGGAACAACTGTAAATCTACATAGATATAGTTTAGAACAAGCATTTACTACAATTCAAAAGGATGATAAACAAAAAAAAACAAAATTTAAATCAGAATTGGAAAAGTTAAAGAAAAAAAATCTTCCTGAAATAAGCAGTAAATTGTACGAAAAGGGATACAGTTGTCTAGATATAGTCGAATATATTAAAGACATGAAAATAACGGAAGAGAAAAAGTTTGAATATTTAGTGTTTATTCAAAAAATAAAAAGGGAATTTCGAGATGAAAAATTATTAATGGCTTGTGTACTTAATTTTATATTAATTAGTTCAGATTACAATTTAGAAAATATATCATTTATGTAAATATGGATGATTATTCTGTGTCTAGTCTACAAGAGTCTCGAAACGAATGGTGTGCACGTTTAATTAATATCTTGACACCATTAGTAATTGAAGGTGTAAAATCAATATTCAATGAATCGTGGACCCTATGTCAAGAAAATGATGAACACGAAAAATATTTAATGACCTTTCAAAACTTTCTAGGTCGCATTCCAAAATGGAATACAGCTATTGTCGAAGAGGAAACTAAGCGTATTACAGAAAAAAGCAATTGTGGCTATTTAACAGATCTGATAAGCTGTGTTCATATTATTCAACTAAAGAGCTTGACATGTATGCGCGTTGGAAATAAGCAAAAAAAAGTAGATATTGCGGTTCCTTCATTGAGTGACTTTATTCACAAAGTATACATAAATACGGCTCGTAAAATATATACTAATATCTATTTGTTTGAGATAAACATTGACCCCCTTCAAATCCAAAAACACAATCGTGAATTAGAATTAATTATTCGTGAACAAATTTTAAATACAATTCGCGACAATATTCCAGTCGAGGACATATTAAAGGTGTATTTAGATGAGAGTATAGAAGACGATGTGGAGGTGGAAGAAAAAGAAGAAATTATTTCAACCGAACCAGTAGAAGAAGAAACAAAAGAAGATATGGAGGAAAATAATGAAGAAAATATCGAAGATACGACTACATCTCTGAGTGGAGAAGAAAATACCACTCAGAATGACACAAAACTTACAGATGATCAAATCGAATCCATGATTCAATTTAATGATATAGATCAGGCTATCAGTGTTGACAAAATAATTAGTGAAATTGATGCACCAAAGACAGAAGAAAGATTAGAACAAATAAGCAAGGAACGAAATATTTCTCGTAAACTGGATGAAGATGATGATGAAAATGAAAATGAAGATCGCCTAGTTATTGGTGACAAAATAAAACTTACTGAAATGGATGTTCATGATTTGGAAAAGCCCAAAATTCTTAACAGGACACCTCTTGGTCTTGACGAGATTGAGATATTGACATAAATCTACTTTTTATAAAAAGTAGAACAAAAAATGAAACAACTTAAATATTTTGTTTCATTTTAAATCATTAAATAAATAAAATAATGAATAATCAAGTCAAAAAACTTCCATCTGAACTGGTAAATCTCATATTAGAATATAATGGGCTCATCAAATATAAATATAAAAAACACGATGGTATAGATTATCACAAATATGTAAATATATTTCATAAAAATGATACAAGGTATGATATAATTAGACCTATTATTATTAAAAAAATGTATATCATTCAAAATGCTTACACATCTTCAAGAGATAAAGAATGTTTTCGTTTTAAGTTTTCTTTCAATAAAATACCTGGACTTGAGTTATGCTATGACTTTAATTGGTTAGTTCAAGATATATTTATGATTAGTAAACGCAGAACATTTATAAATATAGGTCATGACGCCCAATACGAAATATTAATATATGCTTGAAACACGCAATTCTACATTCATTATTTTTACAATTATCTAATAAAGTTGGGTTTTCCAAAAAAAAGTGAAATAGGTGGTTTATATCAGATAATGTCTATTTAGAAAAAAGTAAAGTTATAGTGATTATATATAATAGATGGACGGATATACGATAGATAAAATAATTCGTAATATTTACATTAACTTTATTTTAACTTAATGTAAATGACAGATATTTTCATATATGCTTTAGCCATATCAACTGTTTTTTTTCTGTTCAAATTTTTAGAAATGAAAATGTTACCTGACGAAGATAAAAAACCCCTCAAGGTTGTAATGAAAGAGACATTTGTTGTGTATTTTGCATCTGTATTAGGTATTTATATGTATGCTCAATTTGATAACCATGAAATAAAGACAGGTGGTTCCAAAACGACCATGGCATTTGTCGATAACCCATCATTTTAAATTTATATCCATCCTAATATTTTACAATGGATATAAATAATAAACAAATTACAATGCCACCTATATTTTACCACTATATTCCTGATATTATTATTATTTTTATTATTATTTTTATTATTTTTATTATTATTTAACAAAAAACCGGTATTTTATCAATGTTAACGATTTTATGATTTTTGTTAATCTTCTTTTTTGTAACAACATATTTTTCAAAACATTCATGCCTTAATTGTGTTGAAGGAACAGCTCCATGAATTGTTCTTGCAATCATTTTATATAATTTAAATTCAGGATATCTCTCTTCACCATTTGTTTTGTATAGAATATTTCTATCTTTATCGTCTATTAACCATGAATAAATTAGACTAACTAGTTTGTTCTTTTTTGTTAAGTCTCCCAATTCATCCATATCATCTACAAAATAGTCAAATAGGCAACATGATAATCGACACAAATCGAAACTAAAATTGGGTTCCAATCTTGGTTTATTTTCGTTAAAATATGGTTCACAATTGTATTGTGAACCGGCATCACCTTTGGGATGAAAGCTATCACTACACATTATTTTGCCTTTGAATTTATAAATAGACCGTCCGAAATCAATAATTTTATATATTTTTCCATAAGTAGGTACTTTGTAATAGATGCCATCAAAGCAATAATGAATATAGTGCTTCTCAGTTTCTACATACATGATATTATTCGTATGTAAGTCGTTATGTGTAAATGAAAAAGTTTTCTGATAAATGGCTAATGTTATAATAACCTGAAACAAACATGATGTCCATTCATTTGTATTTAATAATTCGTTCTCCATTAAATAATCCAATGTATTTGTACATTTCTCCATACAAATCATTTGTACTGGAAAATCAAATATTGAACAATAAATATCTTCTTCAGATGCTTCTGAGTCGTCGTCTTCTTCACTGTTATCATCATCACAATCAGAATTAAGTTCAGATTCTGAATAATTGCTGTTTTCTTCATCAGTATCAACTGAAGTATTAGATGATTTTGAACTACACGAAGAAGATGATGATTTCGTAGAAGAATTTGATACAGGAGAGGCTGACGTATTATAAATACAACTATTACTTAAATCAATTAAATTATTAAACTGTAATACATTGTCTACAGTTAGTGTAGTATCTACAATATTATCCAATGTATCTAATTCAATTAACTCATTATTTTTTATAATAGATAATTTCTTTTTATTACTTCGTGAGTCCACATTGAATATCTCTCTATGAACACTGTTTTCAATATTATATAGAAATTCACTGTTTTTATGAAAGTAGTCATTTTCATTTAAATAGTCGATGTCATCAACAATGTTATAATTGAACTTGCTCTGAATACCCAAGTAAGAACCATAATAGTCAATAGAATTCATACAACCATAATGATGTAATAATTGACTAGATAAGTAGGTAAAAAAAGAATCAACATAAGCACTATTGTTTTTATCAAGTAATTTAGGAAAACATTTGTCACTTGTATCATTATATTTTGGCAATGTTGTTAAATCATTATTTGAAGTATCGTATTTGCCAGTTAATACTTTTAATGGGTCAAGTAATGGAGAGAATTTACTGAAAGCCGGTTTTTCAAGAATATTATTTGATTGGTCACTAACTTCAGCTAATAAAGAATTGCGGTCCAGGATTTGTTTTATAGAATATAAATTATATTTTTGGTTAAGATTAATACTATTGTAATTTGTTGAATTTAAAGAGAAAAAATTGTCATAAATAGGCACATAATTTTGTAAATCACGAATCTCAAATTCCGATTTCTCTAAAGTTTGAAATAATTCCTCATTATTTGTTTTTCGATAATACAGGGAGAATGCCATTATTCTTTATTATGGATAAAGTAAATTATAGAAATATTTAAACTAATTTCGTTGTGATGTATTTATTTTTTTCTATTTAGAGATTACTTATGACATTAGATTTAAAAAAATTCGATATGAAACATATTAGCTTTCGTCCAGATGAAAATAAAGGTCCGGTCGTTGTTTTAATTGGTCGAAGAGATACTGGAAAAAGTTTTTTAGTAAGAGATTTATTATATCATCATCAAGATATTCCAATAGGAACGGTTATTTCTGGCACTGAAGCAGGTAACGGTTTTTTTTCAGCACATGTCCCAAAATTATTTATTCACGATGAATATAATACGGCTATTATAGAAAATATATTGAAGCGGCAGAAAACAGTGTTAAAACAAATACAAAAAGAAATAGAGGCTTATAAGAGGACAAATATAGATCCAAGGGCATTTGTTATTCTAGATGATTGTTTGTATGATAATAAATGGACAAAAGATAAAATGATGAGACTGTTGTTTATGAATGGTCGACATTGGAAAATTATGCTGATAATTACAATGCAATATCCATTAGGTATACCACCAAATTTGCGAACAAATATAGATTATGTATTTATTCTTAGAGAACCCTATATTGCTAATCGAAAACGTATATGGGAAAATTACGCAGGCATGTTTCCAACATTTGAGTCATTTTGTCAAGTTATGGATCAGTGCACCGAGAATTTTGAATGTTTAGTTATAAACAATAATTCCAAATCAAATAAATTGCAAGACCAAATATTTTGGTATAAAGCACAAAATCATAGTAATTTCAAATTGGGTTCAAAAGAATTCTGGGAACTGTCAAAAAATCTAGGTAGTGATGACGAAGATGAAATGTATGATCCAAATAGTGTACAAAAGAAGGGAAGTGGGCCTAAGATTAATGTAAAAAAGAGTAAGTGGTAAGTATTTATTATCTCGGATTAATGTTGTATAATAAGAATTATTTTTTCTGTAATCTTATTATATAATTAATGGACGGTAAGAAAAACACATTAAAAGAAGCACAAAATATTAGTTTAGTATCTGATACATTTAAAACCGCTGATGATATTAATAATAATAATGCTGATAATATACCACCACTAAAAGATACAATAAGCAACATATCTAGTAATAAAGGAAAAAATATTGAATTTAAAAGCAAAAAAGAGTTCGTTATTTTTAAAAATCAAATAGATGCTATGGTTAAAAATAATTTGTATATTTTAAAAGAATGTAAAGAAAGTAAAAGATTATTAGACTTAAAATACGACACATTAAATAATTCTATTAATTATATTCAAATATCCGTTATTTTCTTATCAACAATTTCTGGATTTATGGAATCAACCAAAACATATTTTGATACACCTACAACAGCTGTATCTATTTCAGGTGTTGCTATTTCTACCTATATTAGTTTAATTTTATCTATTTCCAAATATTTTAAATTTGACGAGAGCAAGGAGCGAATTCACAACCTTAGAGAGAAATACTCTAATTTACATAATAAATTAGAATACCGAATGGATGTATTAGGACCATGGTTAAATGACGCATTATGGGAACATCAAGATTGCGAAGCAAAATTGAAAGAATGGAACGAAAATGTAGTCACAGTTATGGATGAAGAATATTTGACATTAATTGAAACAAAACAAGCATTATGTACTGAGTTTGAAATTATTATGGATTCCACGAGTCGCAATCAATATAACATTAAAAATAAAAAATTAATTCATAATAATCGTCGTCAACTATTTCAAACAATGCGCGATGATTGGATGTTAGAACAAGAGTTTAAAGAGTCTAATATTCCAATTGATTTCAAAAGTTCGATCCCACTACCAGATGATGATTTAAATAATTGGGATGATCCCTTATAATCATAATAATTTGTATCATGGATAAAGTTATTATGATTATGCTCAAATATTATTCCTCTTTAATATCGTGCATATACAATACATCTAATTCAGGTATACTCCCTTCGTCAAATTTACCCAAACATTTTACATTTGATATTAATAAAGTATACTCTTGTTTAAATATGTAATTTCGTTGTGAATTCGGCACCCGCAATGTATATGATAAATACACGGTATGAGATTCAATACTACTAATTATAATATTTAAGAATAATCCACTATAACTACTGATATAATAGGTTATGTTAATTACACCGGTTTTCAGTAACAATTCATCCATAGATTGTATTAACCGGAATTTTGTATCTTTATATTGAATATTTTTTATAGATTTTGTTGTTTTAACACAATCTGAAGAATATCTTATAAGTTGGTCGTTTGTAAAAGGAACCAGTAACGATGGATTAGTTTGTTTTAAATGAATATATTTTAAGAGGTAATGACAAATACAATCAGATAATCGTCTAATAGGAGATGTAAAATGACAATACTCTGGAGCACCCACTAAATCGTGTGATTTAACAGTAGACATATATTCGGCTTTAATTCCATTCACTATTATTTCATTCAATAATTCTTGTCCAGTTATACCAGTATAAACAGTATCTAACCAATCCTTAGCACTACATATTCGATATAAACCAACACCTTCGAAATTGATTTTTAAATATTCACCTATAAATGAATTCGCAAAAATAGCAAATTCTGCGATCATTTGTTTCATCATTCTTTCACTTGATATATCCTTACATAAATAAGGTTTATTATTATGAAATTTCACATATGAATGATTCACTTCATTTAATACAACCCCTTTTGTTTTTCCTCCTCTTATTTCTTTTAGAGTCTCGCTAATTCTGCTAGCAGTATAGATTGTATCATTTGAATAAAATAATTTTCCAGCATTTTCATAACTTAACGCATTTTCTTGTTTAACCTTTATCTTTGTAAATAATAATTGAATCTTTCCTTCGGGATGATGAGTTTTCTTATTTATTTTTGTGACTACAGTGATGGCCAATTTTATATTTCCATATTGATTTACCATTAAACTAGACCTATCTACAATCTCTTTAGGCATCATATGAATTGGTGATTTATTTGATGGATATTTGGTAACTATTCGTTGCTCAATATTATTCCATAATGAAGATTCTATATTAATATATTCTGTAGGATCAGCAATATGAATGGCTAAAAACAATTCTTCTTCTTTTTTATACACACTGAAGGCATCATCGGCATCCTCACAACCATCGGGATCAATACTATATGTATTAATATCTGTCATATCAATGCGGTCATTTATATTATAATTATGAGGTAACATGTTTTTGTTTATTAATAACGTATCCTCTTCTGTATTTCTTACTGGTCCATAGAGTGGATTAACATGTAAGTCGTATATGTCATTATAGTTCATTATTGTAACAAATAATATATTTTTATATTATTTGTTAGATCATTATAATTTTTCGGTTAATTATTCATTTATTAACTGCAATTATTATTTATGCGGATTCTACATTAACATCTACAACATCAACATCAGATGACTTTAATTGAGACAAACCATGATCAGTATTGTCACTTGTTACAATATTTTCACCTTCAAATAACTCATTCTTGACATCCTCGAGTGTAGCATTTTTGCCCATATTTTCCTCTTGGGTGTTCATATTCGCAACAGATATTAAGTTACCATCTTCATTTACAGTTTGAGTTAATTTATTACCAGACTCTTCAGCCTTTTTCTTATTATCTTCCATAGCTTGTAACTTAGTCTCTTTTACACGAGCATCAAATTCATCTTTGGCCTTCTCTTCATTTTTCTTTTTCTCACTCATTAGTTCATTCAATGTTTCTTCCATATACTCAACCTTACCAGTCTTGTATGCTTCAGGATGGAATGGAATCCATGTACCAACTGGACCTACATATATATCATGGTTAGGATCAACTTGTCTTAACATTTTACATCTGAGCTCTGCCTCTTGTTGTGTTGGGAAAACACCGCGAACTTTAATGCCACGAACAGATGTTTGAAAGTCGTGTTTTTCCCCAAACTCTTTGTCCAATCTCTCATCATTTTCGTCAGTGAAATTTTTATATTCATCACTAATATTTGACTTTATTAAAGATTCTTTCTCATCCTTCACAAACTCTTTTAAGTCTTCAGACATCTTGTCAAAATTAACATGGTACTTAAAAGATAAAAAATTCATAAATTGTGTAAATTTTTCCATGGATTTGTTAAAATCCCATGATTTGATAAATTCCTCAAACATAAACATATCTTTTTGTTTTAAAATTTTCTCAGGTGAAATGAATGACAAACATGCAAATTTTTGCCCAGCAATCGTTTTATCTTCGTCTAATAAATCAACATATTTAGGGTTTTCCGTTCCATCGGCATTTGTTTTTAATTCGACTCCAATAGGTTTAGAAAAACTCATTATAATTAGGATGATTATTAATATTTAAGTGTTTTTTACGAAGAAAGTTTAATTCATTTGATATAATAGAATATTATTCCCTTAAGTTGTATGATTATTATTTTTTCTTATTAATTTATATAAATGCTTGATATGTTAGATTTAGGTGAACTCGTTAAAAGAGCAATCAAATACCTCGTTGAAGGTTTGATGGTTGCTATCGCTGCTTACGCAATTCCCAAGAAGGCTCTTAACTTAGATGAGGTCTCTCTTATTGCTTTGACTGCTGCCGCCACATTTAGCATTCTTGATACTTATGTACCAAGCTTAGCAGTAAGTGCTCGCTCCGGTGCTGGTTTTGGTATTGGTGCTAACCTTGTCAAATTCCCCGGAGGATTTGCATAAACATATTGAATATAGAATATAGAATATAGAATATAGAATATAGAATATAGAATATAGAATATAGAATATAGAATATAGAATATAGAATATAGAATATAGAATATTGTTTGTATAATAGTAATATAATAATTATGTTTTATAATTATTATATTAATTTACATTTTTTGAAACAACATCATATACAATATATGATGTAAGACTATAAATTATTTATATATTTGTAACTACTAAATAAACAATAACACATTGTATCATAAATGTGATTAACCCTAATATCATATATGACTTCTTTAAAAATTTTAATTCTTCTACTTGATTATCCGGACATTCATTTAGTTCCGAACATTTTTTAATAATAAAATTCATTCGTTTGTTATATGGAATGAGGGCATATATCATATAACACGTTGAAATAATTATTAAACTCATAGCTATTAATTTGGCTAAATATGGTTCCACTTTAATGGATTTTACCCTCGACATATGATAGAATAATAGACTGCTTGTCACCATAACAGCAGAAACATTCAACCATTGGTTTAACAATGATTCTGGAAAATAAACATTATCAGAATAAGCCAAATCCATGTTTACATATGTTTTTTTAGCGTTATTTGTTATATATTTGTCCCCATAAATACTCATATACTATTAGTATCTATAATAAAAATTGATTTTAATATCTATTGTACGACAAACAAATATAAAAGATTAGTTTAAACTAGAATTACAAGTAAAACTATAGTATAATGAATTCGCCAATTATGATACTATTCCATAATAAAATTTGCCGTGAACTGATTGACATCATTCAATCGTATGTACGTAATGATATAGCACATGAAGCCATAAAAAATCACATAAGGTATTTACATTATGAGCAAGACCTTTATAATTCATTTGTATGGGATCATTATATTAATCCCAATTGTTATTGTTATATATATGATAAATACACTTGTAACAAAAGAGAATGTGAACATTGTTATTTATATGAATACACATATCATTATAAATTACCTGGATTTATTACATGTATTGAAAAAAATAACCAATATAAT